CTATTTACTATAGGCTTTGATTGGGTAATGATCTGAAAAATCATTGTAAACGTAGTAATATGGGAACGCATATACATCCCATGGCTTAGGTTTTTCAGTCACAACTTCATTGACTAATTGTTTTGGTTGTTTATGATCTTTATCTGTAAATATATAGTCTAAATGTTCTGGTTTACCATTAGGGTAATTATATTTCGCAATTGAATTTGATTGAGGGTCCCATGTACTATTATGACCTGCATATAGAACATCATTTACATTCAAGTTTTTAAGCATATCTTTGAACTCTGGAGTACCTTTATTTACATTAAGATCGCCACCTATATATACCGTTTCATTTTTAGGGATATTTTTCTTTTTAACAAAGTCACTGATTTCTTTCATTTGTTCAGCTCTAATTTTTCGATCATGTCCAGCACCACAACGTGAATCTTCAGATTGTGTATGTGTACCGATAACGTGAACGTTCTTACCATTTTTCTCTATTTTTGTATAAACAAAGCCTTTGTTGCTATCATTATCGAATCCACAACCGCTTTTGAAAACATGCTGGATTTTCTCTTTAATAGGATATTTACTTACAATCGCTACGCCACCATCTTCTGCAACAGTTGATGAGTAGCTACCTTCAGTTTTGTCCCACCCTGATTGAGAACGGCCGAGTACAGGTGTTTGATAAGGATATTCTTTTTTTACATTACTTAATAATTTATCTGATGCGCCATTATCAAATGCTTCATTGAATATTACGACATCATTATTTTTAATATAAGAAGATTGTCCGATTAAATCAGCGCGTTTATATTGCCCCCAGTTTGGATACATAGAAACCTTGTAACAACAGTATTTATTGGGTTTGGAGTCCCTAATGGGTCCCTAAATTACATACTTTCTAAAATTTTAGTTGTTTTTTTGTCCTCTTCATTAAATTTTTCTTCTAACAAATGAGAATACACGGATGTAGTTATTGCTATATTTTTATGACCTAATCTTTTAGAAATGTAATGTATAGATACACCTTTTGCTAGTAAATAAGAACAATGAGTGTGTCTTAATGCGTGCGATGTAATAATTGGTATATTATTGACTCTACAGGCTGATTTCAAAGCATTATTGATAGCCTGAAGGTTAATTATAAATCCGGCTTCTTTGAAAATGTAACCATCATAGCTAATTGCAAATGTACTTATGACGTCCATAATGTGTTTCATATCAGATTTAGCGATACTGATATATCTAGGGGAAGTATCGGTTTTTCGCTCGTCAATAAATATAGTGTTTTTCACTTGGTTGATATGCTCAATCTTTATATTTCTTGCACCACTGACACGACAACCCGTACAAATCATTATGAATAGCGCTAATGATGAACGAGTTCTCTTCTTTCTGACGTGATCTTTTAGTATTTCATATTCAGTTACCGAGATGAATTTTTCTTGTTCTGACTTCGTAGGTTTTCCGGCTTTATAATTAACTTTATAAGCGGGGTTTTTAAAAATAAGTCCATCATATAATGCGTCATCTAAAGCTGACCGAATAGCACCGTTTGTTTTTCTTATAGTTTCTTTTGTGTGTTCTTTTGAATAGTCGTTTATGAATTTCTGATAAACTTGTCTATTTATCTTTGATAACTCCATTTTACCTATTTTATGTTTTTGTATATGTTGTAATGCATTTCTATAATGACGGTAGGTATTTTCTTTAACAACAGGTTGTTTATATGTTTTAATCCAATTTTCGAAGTATTCTGCAAGAGTTATATAGTTATCTATATTAAAACCACTTCTTAACTCATTTAACTTGTCTAGTCCAGCAGAATTAGCTTCACGCTTTGTTCTAAAACCTTTCTTACGGTATCTTTTTCCTTCATGCTTAAATTCATATTGCCATTTTTTACCATCGTAACAACGTGTTTTCATGCGTTCCCTCCTCAAAATTGGCAAAAAATAATAAGGGTAGGCGGGCTACCCAAAATTTAGTACTAGGTACTAAATATGTTATAATAAAATAAAAAGTAGGTGATAAGATGACTCAATTTCTAGGGGCGCTTCTTCTTACAGGAGTTTTAGGTTACATACCATATAAATATCTAACAATGATAGGTTTAGTTAGTGAAAAAAACAAGATTATCAATACTCCTGTATTATTGATTTTTTCTATTGAAACATGTTTGATATGGTTTTATACTTTTATAATTTTTAATAATGTTGATTTAAAAAATTTGAGTTTACTTCAGTTGCTTACAGGTCTAAAAGCAAATATTTGGTTTCTAATTATTTTTGTTTTAACAGTGCTTGTATTTAATCCTTTAATTGTTAAATTCATTATCTGGTTAATTAATGAAACAAGAAAGTTTATGAATTTGGATTGTATAAGCTTATTAGACAAAAGAGACAAGTTGTTTAATAACAACGGTAAACCAGTATTTATAGTTATTAAAGACTTTGAAAACAGAATCATTGAAGAGGGTGAACTTAAAACCTATAATTCAGCTGGTAGCGATTTCGATTTACTAGAGGTTGAGCGACAAGATTTCAAAGTATCTGATTTACCGTCAAACGATGAATTGTATATTAAACATACACTTGTAGACCTTAAACAACAAATTAAATTGGATTTATATTTAATGAATGAATATTAATCTTTTTTCTTAGCTTTTTCTGATAAAGTGCTTTTTAAGTTTTCGCTGGCACCCGGCTTTTCAAAACTTTTGTTTATTGGGTTACTACGAGTAGCTTCTTGTTTTTTGTTTTTATCCGCCATAAAATTCTCACCACCATTCAACGTCTACACTTGTAGGCGTTTTTTGATTAGTAAAATCATAATGAATCTTCTTTGGTTAACTTATCGCCATCTATTTTTTGTGAAATAAATTCCAAGTATTTACGCGCATTATGTGACGATAAATCTTTAGGTAACTCATAAGTGAATGGTTGATTACCACTAGTTAAAACTTCATATACTATAGTTTCTTTTTTTATTTTGCAATTTTTTATTTTCATTATAAACTTCCTTTCAAACACTGCTGAAATAGACGTCTTTTTCAAATAAGCATGATTAATACTTCAATTCTTTAATCCACATATATTTAAAAGTGAGGTAGTAGGTAATAAATATAAGACTTAAAGTTAAGATTGCTTTTTTCATGTCAATTTCTCCTTTGTTTATATTTATATTAAAGCGCCACATAGGCGCTATTAATCAAAAATACGATAGTTATAAATAACTTTGCCTATCACTTCGATTTCATCAATAGAATCTAAATCGTAAGAATTAGTTTTAAATTCATCTGAATAGCTTACTGGGTCTAAATGTAGTTTTGTTTCAGTACGTCTCACACGCTTAACTGTATATTCACCACCTAGACGTAATACAAGGATGTCATTGCTGTTAAGTTTATGATCACAAGACTTTCTATAATCATGGACAATTATATAAGAACCGTTAGCGAGTATTTTATTCATGCTATCTCCGTTTATTTTTAGTGCTATACATTCGCTAGGTTTACGACCGTTAAAAGCAAGTGGTGGAACTTTTAATTTTTCATTATCAATTGCAACTTCTTCGAAATTTCCAGCAGAAACTTTACCGAAATATGGAACCTCGATTTCGCTATCAAATTCTGGCAAAACAATTTCCTCAATTTCTCCTAATAGGTAACCTTTAGAAACATTGAACAAACTTGAAATTTTTTCGACCATACCCATTCTAGGTTCAGTTCTTCCGCTTTCCCACATTCTTATAGTACCTTCGGAAACATCTAATTTTCTAGCCATCTCAACTTTAGACAATCTATTGTTCAATCTGATTTCTTTTATGGAATTTTTGAAAGCCATTTTGTTTTCCTTCCTTATATATAATGTTTTTACACTTTCATTATACTATGAAAAATCGTAATTGCAACCCTTAAAATACGATTTACAAAAATAAAAATACGTAAATCTCTAAAATGATTACGAAAAATACTTGCAATCGCATTTTAATTACGATATACTTTAGTCAGAACTTAACAAGGAGGCAAAAAAATGAACTACATCAAACATAGTTTGAAATTAGATGAATGGCGAAAACGAAAAGGTTACACACAGTCATCTTTCGCTGAAAAACTCGGGATTTCGCCGTCTACTTATAACATTTGGGAAAACAATCCAGAAATGATTAAACCTAGAGACGCCTTTAGAATTGCTAAAACATTAGATATCTCTATTGATGAGATTATTTTTTTTAAAGATGAATCGTATTTTAAATACGTTTTAGTCGAAGAAAAACAAACATCTTAAAAGGAGGAACGAACAATGCAAGCATTACAAAGATTTCAAAATTCGCAATTTGGAGATTTAGAAATTTTAACCATTGAAGGTAAGCAGTGGTTTCCGGCGACGGAAGTCGCTATGACTTTAGGATATTCAAACCCTAGAGATGCAATAAGCAGACACGTAAAACGACGTGGGGTCGTGAATCACGACGTCATCGATTCACTTGGAAGAAAACAAAACAAAAAGTTCATAGATGAAGGTAACTTATACAGATTAATCTCACGTTCGAAATTACCACAAGCAGAACAATTTGAAGAATGGGTGTTTGATGAAGTTTTACCAGCCATTCGCAAACACGGTATCTACGCAACAGACAATGTAATTGAACAAACATTAAAAGATCCAGACTACATTATTACAGTATTGACTGAGTATAAGAAAGAAAAAGAGCAAAACTTACTTTTACAACAAGAAATCGGAGAGCTAAAACCCAAAGCAGATTATGTTGATGAAATCTTAAAATCAACTGGCACATTAGCTACAACTCAAATCGCGGCAGACTACGGTATATCAGCACAAAAGTTAAACAAACTACTACACGAAGCTAGATTACAAAGAAAAGTAAATAAACAGTGGGTACTTTACTCAGAACACATGGGCAAGAGTTACACAGAATCAGACACTATAGCAATTGTACGCTCTGACGGTAGAGAAGACACAGTTTTACAAACTAGATGGACACAAAAAGGCAGATTGAAAATACATGAAATCATGACTGAATTCGGTTATGAAGCTAACGTAACTGCTTAACAGGAGGGCGCAGCAAATGCAAGCTCAAAACAAAAAAGTCATCTATTACTACTATGACGAAGAAGGTAATAGACGACTATTATCAATTGGGAATTTGGAACATTATTTATTAGCAGATATCAAATCAAGGTTTGATTTATATAAAAAGAAAATACCTGACTTAGATAATCTGTTCGTTCAAATAGACGGTGTTGAATTTAAATTACTATAGCCCGAGCATCTTGTTAACGACTGACGATGCGATTTGTTGAATTATAGGGATTGAAATCGAAGAAACTTTTGACGCTTTAGCTTTAGTTTCTCTCCAAACTTCGACATCTCTAACATCATCCAAAAGGTTGTGACCTGAAAAATTCATATGTTTAACAAAATAACCTTCCATATAGAATTCAGCGTCTATATAACCTGCACCGGTCAATTGTTTAACAGTGTATTCGATGTCTTCACGTGAGAAATTTTTAATTGTATTTTCTAGGTCTTCATTATCTAGAACATTATTTAATTTTAAATCACTCTCTATAACTAAAAGAACTTCACGTATGCAATCGTGTTTTAACTTCATACGAATTCACCTCCTTAATAGGAGTATAGCAGAAAGGAGCATAAACAATATGGAAGATATGAAAGAACTTTATTCTTTAAAAATCCAAAAGAAGAATTTAAATAATAAACAAAAGAATTTAATGTCTGTAATTAATCAATGTATTGAACTAGAAAAGTTTTCTTACACTGAAATTAAAAAAGTTCTCTACCTAATTGATAGAGAACAAAAGTATTTAGCTAATAACCGCAGAAAAACATAAGTTAAAAATAATCTAACTCGGACTGCTGGCAATCTTCTAAATATTTTTCATACTGATTTTTAGTTCCGCCCAGAACGTATTCAGTATTGTAGTACGCTTGTCCATTATCCAAAATTTTAACTAATTTTGTACCAACATGAACGATATCCCAACCTTCTTTTAACAGATCGTTAGCTGCATCATTAGCTAAATCGTCATCGAAAGACAAAAGGTGATAGTAGTTTTTCATAATATTCACCTCCTCTCTGTAGGAGATAACAACATTATACACGAAAGGAATGATAGAAATGCCACATGTATTAAACGTAACCGTTCCAATACCTGAAACACATGTACTTATCACAAAAGATGAATATGATGAGCTAATTGGTTATTCATTAGACCCTGTATGGAACATGAGTGACTTAAAGAAGAAATTAAAAATTGCATCTGATGAGACTATCAAGGACAGATTACTATTTCATCCTAGATTTGAAAAAGAACTAAGAGCGCAAGGAATTGTGCATTACCCAGATGAGAATTTTAATCGCTGGAGATTTAACGCAAGAAAGATGAATAAATTCGTCGATGAGCATTTCAATGAAATATATAAGGAGAGAATAAAATGAGCAACATTTATAAAAGCTACCTAGTAGCAGTACTGTGCTTTACAGTCTTAGCAATTGTACTTATGCCGTTTCTATACTTCACTACTGCATGGTCAATTGCGGGATTCGCAAGTATCGCAACATTCATATTCTATAAGGAATATTTTTATGAAGAATAAAAAAACTGCTACTTGCGACAACAAGTAACAGTGACAAACATTTATCAAAATATACAACTTAATTAAATCAAAATATACGGAGGTAGTCAACTATGACTAAAAATTATAAAGACATGACGCAGGACGAAATAAAAGACTTATTATCTGAAAAAAGCGGAGAATTGTATGAATTAGCGAAAGAAATTAAGGGAGAAAGTAAATTTGATATTTTACTTTTCTCATCAATAGGAGTTATCGACGGAGATTATTTAGCAGGTTCAAGTTCTGTGATTGGTCATACTTTCGATCTTGCTTCCTTATTGGATAGCACTAAGAGTTATAAAGACATTGTCAATGTTCTCCAAATGTGTAAATCACAAAAATTTCTCGGTATTGATGACGACAAGGAGGACTAAAACAATGTATTACGAAATAGGCGATATCATACGCAAAAATATTCATGTTAACGGATTCGATTTTAAGCTATTCATTTTAAAAGGTCATATGGGCATATCAATACAAGTTAAAGATATGAACAACGTACCAATTAAACATGCTTATGTTGTAGATGAGAATGACTTAGATATGGCATCAGACTTATTCAACCAAGCGATAGATGAATGGATTGAAGAGAACACAGATGAACAGGACAGACTAATTAACTTAGTCATGAAATGGTAGAGGGGGATTAACTAATGGCTAATCTATATGAGCTATCAGAAGCATTTAAAGAGATGTCTAATCAAGATGAATTAGATCCAACATTACTAAAAGATACATTAGATTCTATCAAAGCAGAAATGAACGTCAAAGTAGACAACATTGTCAATTGGAGACGTGAAACTTTAGGTGACATAGATGTCATAGATAAAGAAATTAAGAGACTTCAAAATTTAAAAAAACAAAAACAAAATTTAACTGATCGTTTAAGAGATTACTTAAAAGAGATGTTAGAAACACAGGAAGTAGATAGTTACCGCACAGCTACTAATCATATTTACAAGCGCAAAAACGGGGCTAGTAAAAATATTATCGATGAAAAACTTATTCCAAAGGATTATTGGCTATCACAAGCGCCAAAGCTTAATTCTAAGCAACTAATCGATGATTTGAAAGCTGGCAAAGATATTCCGGGTGCTGAATTAAAGGTAACGGAAAGTTTGGTGATTAAGTGATGAGTGAGGAACAAGACATTTTACAAGAACTAGGTATTGAAGAAATTAACGAAGATACTCAGAACTATTATTCAATTATGGTATATGGCAAATCAGGAACCGGAAAGACGACTTTAGCCACTAGAGAAAACAACGCTTTTATTATTGATATTCACGAAGATGGCACTCAAGTAACGCGGCAAGTTTTTGTGAAGAGGGTCGACAATTACATTGCTTTTAGAAACACAATTGCGAGTATTGAATCGATTGTAAATACAGCTAGACAAAGAGGAAAGTTACTTGATGTGGTTGTAATTGAAACAGCACAAAAGTTAAGAGATATAACGCTGACTCATGTGATGAACACGCACCAAGTCAAAAAAGCAAGAATTCAAGATTATGGGGAAACATCTAAATTAATTGTTAACTCGATTAGGCACCTATTAAAGGTTAAAGATAAGCTCGGATTTCACGTTGTGCTTACAGGACATGAAGGGCTTAACTCAGAAGATAAAGATGAGAACGGAAAAATTATTAACCCTAGAATATCAATTGAAGTACAACCGGCAATACACAATAACTTAGTAACTCAGTTCGACATTATAGGACATACATTTATAGAAGATCATACAGATGAGAACGGAAATGCGACACACGACTATGTATTTTCTGTAGAGCCTTCTAATTTATATACAACTAAAGTTAGGCATAATCCGCAAATAACAATCAATAATCCAGGTATTAAAAATGCTTCAATTTCAAAAATTATAGATATGGCACAAAACGGAAACTAATAAAAAACTAAAAAGGACGGTATTTAATTATGAAAATCACAGGACAAGCGCAATTTACTAAAGAAACAAATCAAGAAAAGTTTTATAACGGCTCAACAGGGTTTCAAGCTGGAGAATTCACAGTGAAAGTTAAAAATATTGAATTCAATGATAGAGAAAATAGATATTTCACAATCGTATTTGAAAATGATGAAGGCAAACAATATAAACATAATCAATTTGTACCGCCGTATAAATATGATTTCCAAGAAAAACAATTGATTGAATTAGTTACTCGATTAGGTATTAAGTTAAATCTTCCTAGCTTAGATTTTGATACCAATGATTTTATTGGTAAGTTTTGTCACTTGGTATTGAAATGGAAATTCAATGAAGATGAAGGTAAGTATTTTACGGATTTTTCATTTATTAAACCTTACAAAAAGGGCGATGATGTTGTTAACAAACCTATTCCGAAGACAGATAAGCAAAAAGCTGAAGAAAATAACGGGGCACAACAACAAACATCAATGTCTCAACAAAGCAATCCATTTGAAAGCAGTGGCCAATTTGGATATGACGACCAAGATTTAGCGTTTTAAGGTGTGGTTTAAATGCAATACATTACAAGATACCAGAAAGACAATGACGGCACTTATTCCGTCGTTGCTACTGGTGTTGAACTTGAACAAAGTCACATTGACTTGCTAGAAAACGGATATCCACTAAAAGCAGAAGTAGAGGTTCCGGACAATAAAAAGTTATCTATAGAACAACGCAAAAAAATATTCGCAATGTGTAGAGATATAGAACTTCACTGGGGCGAACCAGTGGAATCAACTAGAAAATTATTACAAACAGAATTGGAAATTATGAAAGGTTATGAAGAAATCAGTCTGCGTGACTGTTCAATGAAAGTTGCAAGGGAGTTAATAGAACTGATTATAGCGTTTATGTTTCATCATCAAATACCTATGAGTGTAGAAACGAGTAAGTTGTTAAGCGAAGATAAAGCGTTATTATATTGGGCTACAATCAACCGCAACTGTGTAATATGCGGAAAGCCTCACGCTGACCTAGCATATTACGAAGCAGTCGGTAGAGGCATGAACAGAAACAAAATGAATCACTATGGCAAACATGTATTAGCGTTATGTCGCGAACATCATAACCAGCAACATGCGATTGGCGTTAAGTCGTTTGATGATAAATATCACTTGCATGACTCGTGGATAAAAGTTGATGAGAAGCTCAATAAAATGTTGAAAGGAGAAGACAATGGGAGAAGTATCGTGGATAAAACTTAAAGTTGGCATGTTTGATGACAGCAAAATCAAATATATCGAAGCCTTACCCGAAAGAGATACGATCATAACTATTTGGGTTAAGTTGCTAACTTTATCAGGAAAGTACAACGAACAAGGTTATATTATGTTATCCGAAAACTTGCCTTATAACGAAGAAATGTTAGCAAATGAGTTTAGTCGACCTATCAACTCAATAAGGTTAGCAATACAAACTTTTGAGACATTGGGCATGATTGAAAAAGTTAATGGTGTCATAAAAGTGACAAATTGGGAAAAGCACCAAAACATTGAAGGACTCGAGAAAATCAGGGCGCAGAACAGGTTGAGGAAACAAAAGCAACGAGAAAACAACAGAAAATTGCTAAATGGTCACGTGACGTCACGTGACAGTCACGCAACAGAAGAAGATAAAGAATTAGATAAAGAATTAGAAAGAGATAAAGAAAAAGATATAGATAAGAACTTAAGTTCAAATAATAGCGCAACTGACGTTACGCATGAGCAATTTGAGGAATGGTGGAAACTTTACGACAAGAAGAAAGATAAGAAGATGTCTTTTACTAAATTCAAATCATGCTTAAAGAAACATTCTTTTGAACAAATTATGCAAGGTACTCGAGAATATTTAAAAACTATTACAGACAAGCAATATCAAAAGTACCCTAAAACGTTCTTAACTAACGAAAGCTATATGAATGATTATATCGAAGAGATTAAAGAAGAAGTAAACAATCAATATGTAGATGCGTTTCAGCGTGCATCACAATCCAGTATAGAAAATTTACCGTTTTAAAGGAGTGAGAAAGTGGAGTCATTCCAGAACTTAGCAAAGAAACCAACTTTAAAAAAACAAATCATTGAACAAGCGTTTGATTTGAAATGTGAGAACTGTGGACGTAAGTACGACTATTACAAATTCGATGACGGTTCAGAATTCAAACATGGTTGTGACTGCGAAATGATAGAGTACGCCAAACAATCAACTGAAAACTATCACAAGAGAAATAGACGAAGAAAAGCAGAACGCATATTCAAACAATCGATAATGAACGAAGATCTAACGAAAGCAACGTTTGATAATTACAATCCGACTAATGAACAACTAGTCTATGCGAAAAACTTATGCGAACGTTACGCAAACAATTTCACGTTAGACAATAAACAATCGCTACTAATTCAAGGCTCATTTGGTACAGGTAAATCACACTTATCAATGAGTATTGTTAAATCAGTTAAAGCTAAAGGCTACACAGTGCTATATATGAACGTACCTCAATTGATATCAACAATTAAAAACACTTATAACAACCAAACTGCTATGACTGAACAGGAATTGGCTCAAATTATAAGTGATGTCGATTTAATGGTATTCGATGACTACGGTATCAACATGAACGAATTCGCTACTAGTAAGATGTTTGAGCTTATCGAAAGTAGAATAGGCAAACACAATATCTTTACTACCAACTTAGACGAGAAAGAAATGACAAAAAACAAAGACTTACAACGTATATTCAGCAGAATCATGAGCAACACAACGCTTATCAAGATGGACGGTCAAGATTACAGGACTAGAGGTTTAAAACTATGATTACCAAAGAATTTTTAAAAACTAAACTTGAGTGTTCAGATGTGTACGCTCAGAAACTCATAGACGAGGCACAGGGAGACGAAAACAAGTTATATGACCTATTTATCCAAAAACTTGCAGAACGTCACACACGCCCCGCTATCGTCGAATATTAAGGAGTGTTAAAAATGCCGAAAGAAAAATATTACTTATACCGAGAAGATGGCACAGAAGATATTAAGGTTATCAAACATGAAGATAACGAGAATGAAGTTTATTCGCTCACAGGAGCCCATTTCAGCGACGAAAAGAAAATTATGACTGATAGTGACCTAAAACGATTCAAAGGCGCTCACGGGCTTCTATATGAGCAAGAGCTAGGTTTACAAGCAACGATATTTGATATTTAGAGGTGGACGATGAGTAAATACAACGCTAAGAAAGTTGAGTATAAAGGGATTGTATTTGATAGCAAAGTAGAATGTGAATATTACCAATATTTAGAAAGTAATATGAATGGCACTAACTATGATCGTATCGAACTACAACCGAAATTCGAACTACAACCTAAATTTGGGAAGCAAAGACCGATTACGTATATAGCCGATTTCTCTTTGTGGAAGGAAGGGAAACTGGTTGAAGTTATAGACGTTAAAGGTAAGGCGACTGAAGTTGCCAACATCAAAGCGAAGATATTCAGATATCAGTATAAAGATGTGAATTTAACGTGGATATGTAAAGCGCCTAAATACACAGGTCAAGAATGGATGGTATATGAGGACTTAGTGAAAGTCAGACGTAAAAGAAAAAGAGAAATGAAGTGATCTAATGCAACAACAAGCATATATAAACGCAACGATTGATATAAGGATACCTACAGAAGTTAAATATCAGCATTTTGATGATGTGGATAAAGAAAAAGAAACGCTGGCAGATTACTTATATAACAATCCTGACGAAATATTAGAGTATAACAATTTAAAAATTAGAAATGTAAATGTAGAGGTGGAATAAATGGGCAGTGTTGTAATCATTAATAATAAACCATATAAATTTAACAATTTCGAAAAAGAACTAATGGCAAAGCGTGGGATAAATGCCGGAATTGTTTCTAAACGTGTTAGAGGTTGTTGGGAGTTTTCAGAAGCTTTAGACGCGCCTTATGGCATGCACCTAAAAGAATATAGAGAAATGAAACAAATGGAAAAGATTAAACAAGCGAGACTCGAACGTGAATTGGAAAGAGAGCGAAAGAAAGAGGCTGAGCTAAGAAGAAAGAAACCACATTTGTTTAATGTTCCTCAAAAACATTCACGTGATCCGTACTGGTTTGATACTACTTATAACCAAATGTTTAAGAAATGGCAGGAAGCATAAATGCCTAAAACCGATAGCGCATGTAAAGAATACTTAAACCAATTTTTCGGATCTAAGAGATATCTGTATCAGGATAACGAACGAGTGGCACATATCCATGTAGTGAATGGCACTTATTACTTTCACGGGCATATCGTACCAGGCTGGCAAGGCGTGAAAAAGACATTTGATACAGCGGAAGAGCTCGAAACATATATAAAGCAACATGGTTTGGAATACGAGGAACAGAAGCAACTAACTTTATTTTAAGGAGATAGAAATGATGAAAATCAAAGTTGAAAAAATAATGAAAATAGACGAATTAATTAAGTGGGCGCGAGAAAATCCGGAGCTATCATTTGGCAGAAAATATTATACAACAGACAAAAATGATGAAAACTTTATTTACTTCGGTGTTTTTAAAAATTGTTTTAAAATAAGCGATTTTATATTAGTTAATGCTACTTTTAGTGTCAAAGTTGAAGAAGAAGTAACCGAAGAAACTAAGTTTGATAGGTTGTTTGAAGTGTACGAGATTCAAGAAGGAGTCTATAAATCTGCATCATATGAGAATGCTAGTATAAACGAACGTTTAAAAAATGACAGAATTTTTCTTGCTAAAGCATTCTACATCTTAAACGACGACCTAACTATGACGTTAATTTGGAAAGAAGGAGAGTTGATTAAATAATGGAACACGGTTCAAAAGAATATTACGAAAAGCAAAGTGAATACTGGTTTGATGAAGCAAGCAAGTTTTTGAAGCAACGTGATGAGCTTATTGGAGATATAGCTAAGTTAAGAGAGCGCAACAAAGAGCTGGAGAAGAAAGCAAGTGCATGGGATAGGTATTGCAAGAGCGTTGAAAAAGATTTAATAAACGAATTTGGCAAAGATGGTGAAAGAGTTAAATTTGGAATGGAATTAAACAATAAAACTTTTATGGAGGAAGACACTAATGAATAACTGTGAACAAATAGAACAATCCGTTATAAGTGCTAGTGCGTATAACGGCAATGACACAGAGGGATTACTAAAAGAGATTGAGGACGTATATAAGAAAGCGCAAGCGTTTGATGAAATACTTGAGGGAATGACAAATGCTATTCAACATTCAGTTAAAGAAGGTATTGAACTTGATGAAGCAGTAGGGATTATGACGGGTCAAGTTGTCTATAAATATGAGGAGGATCAGGAAAATGACTAATACATTAACAATTGATCAGTTACAAGAGTTATTACAAATACAAAAGGAGTTCGACGATAGAATACCAACGCTGAACTTACGAGATAGCAAAATAGCATATGTAGTTGAATTCTTTGAATGGTTTAATACATTGGAAACGTTTAAGAACTGGAAGAAGAAACCAGGTAAGCCGTTAGACGTACAACTTGATGAATTAGCTGACATGTTGGCGTTTGGATTGAGTATTGTGAATCAAGTAGGAGTGTCATCAGAAGAGATAAAAGAAGCGATTGAATCAAGTTTTAAAGATACAGAATTTCACAAAATGTTTAATTTTAAAGATAAAGAATTTGCTCAAGACGCAGTTGTTAGTACACCACAGATAATATTCAAAGAATTTTATCCCGACCAACAAGCAATTGTTATAGTGATAGACATAGCTTACAACTTATATTCTATCGACCAACTCATTGACGCATACAAAAAGAAAATGAAAAGGAACCACGAAAGACAAGATGGAACAGCAGACGCAGGAAAAGGATACGTGTAAAGACATCTTAGATCGAGTCAAGGAGGTTTTGGGGAAGTGACGCAATACTTAGTCACAACATTCAAAGATTCAACAGGACGCAAGCATGCACACATAACTCGAGCTAAAAGCAATCAAAGGTTTACAGTTGTTGAGGCAGAGAGTAAAGAAGAAGCGAAAGAGAAATATGAGGCGCAAGTTAAAAGAGATGCAGTTATTAAAGTGGGTCAGTTGTTTGAAAATATAAGGGAGTGTGGGAAATGATAGAAGTTCAAATTACCTCTATTACAGGTAGAGATTATTACGCAACAACAAATCTAACTTTTAGTAAATATGTCGAAAATATTTCGAGTAGTAAAGCCCGTTATATTCGCGCAAAAGATACGCTAGATAAGACATCATGGGTTAAAATAGATGCAATTGAAGCAATAACGCTTTTTAGGGGGTCGGTATATGATTAAACAAATATTAAGACTATTATTCTTACTAGCGATGTATGAGCTAGGTAAGTGTGTAACTGAGCAAGTATATATTATGATGACGGCTAATGATGATGTAGAGGCGCCGAGTGATTACGTCTTTCGAGCGGAGGTAAGTGAGTGATGTGGATTACTATGACTATTGTATTTGCTATATTGCTATTAGTTTGTATCAGTATTAATAGTGATCGTGCAAGGGAGATACAAGCGCTCAGATATATGAATGATTATCTACTTGATGAAGTAGTTAAAACTAAAGGATACAACGGGTTAAAAGAATACAGGATTGAATTAAAGCGAATGAATAACGATATTAAAAAGTAATTTATATTATCGGAGGTATTGCATGTATAACAGGAAAGAAATACGTGAAATGATAGATAACTACAAGTGGATGAAGAACATAATAGACAGTAAAGTCTACGATAACGAAAGTACATCAATTGCACAATATGGTTATCAATCTGCGATGCCAAAAGCTAAAGGCACGACTAGCAATAAAGTGTTAGTGAAAGTTATAAACAAAAACAAAGCGCTTAGAAAGTACGATTACTTGATTAAGAAGATAGCGTTCATTGATGAATATGAAGAATACATCACGAATGAAAAAGATTATCATATTTTACAAATGTTAAAACAACGAGAAAGCCATAATAGGATCATGAGCATTCTTGATATAGGCAGAGACAATTTTTATTCTAGAGTAAAAGATATAGTAAATATACTTTATAACTTGCAACAAGAAACCGACAGTTCGGACACATCGTACAGTTCGGACACATCGTACAGTTCGGACACATCGTACAAATCGTACACATCGGACTAATTTTGATGCTACATATTGTTTTTTATTATAATTGCTGTGTAGCAAAACATTTATATTTCTTTTGAACTCTCACATTAAGTGAGGGTTTTTATTTTTATAAACAAGAGGTGGAGAATGGAGATATCAAAGTACCAAGAGATAGCTACACGTACACACAATGATGAATTGAATTTAAATGAATCTATTACTTGTTACGGCTTAGGTTTAACTCAATCTACAGGCAATGTTACAGATCTAATTAAACAGCATATGTTTTGTAATGTACCGATAGATAAAGGAATTATGATAAATGAACTTAGCGAAGCATTGTGGAATATAGCTAATCTTACTAACGTGTTAGGTATTAACTTGGATGAGATAGCTGGTCATAGTGTTAACACTATCTTGATGAATAAACCTAATCAGACTATCAATTTAGACAATGGTATAAAACAAGGAGACAAAGTATTGTTTCAAGGTAGTAAGTATCTTGTTGATGGATCGATAGGAAACTTATTGTTAATTAGCAATGATAAAGATGATAGACAAGTAACTGTGCAAGATGTTAAGAAAGTCGACAAGGAGTGATGTGCATTGTCTATTATGAAGCGATGTGGTCATCCAACATGTAATGTATTGATTAATCATAATGAAAGTTATTGTGATAAACACAAGCAATATGCAAATGAAAATTACAATGATTTGAGACGTCGAAACGATCCAGAGTATTTAAGATTTTATAAATCGAAAACGTGGCAAAACATGCGTCGAATTGTATTGTTAGAACATGATTTTATTTGTGTTTCTTGTGGCAATCAAGCGACTATGGTTGACCATATTGTACCAACAAAAATTGATTGGGCAAGAAGATTAGACAAAAGTAATTTACAGCCTTTGTGTGATGCTTGCCATAACCAAAAGACAAAAGAAGATTTGAAGAAATATTAAAAAAGATAAAAATAGGAAGTCCCCCCAAAGATGAAACGGGCGTCAATGAAAGGTTCTGGAGAACGGAGCAGAGTTTTCTTCTCAAAAAATCCCCTTTATTTAAGTTTTTTTAGTAGGAGGTGCTAATTTATGGCGGGTAGACCTAAGAAGCTTTTGTCAAATTCGAACAAGAATTATACAAAAGAAGAAATTATTGAAAAAGAGCGTCAAGAAGCTCAATTAAATAAATTTTCTAAAATCGATACTGAACCACCGCACTTTTTAGATGAAATAGCGAAACAAGAATACTTAAGAATATTACCGCACATGCAAGAATTGCCAATTTCCAACTTAGATAAAGCACAATTAGCACAATATTGTAGTTTTTATAGTGACTTTGTTAAAGCAAGTTTGATTTTAGAGCGCGAAGACTTGATTTTAGAAGACGACAAAGGAAATCAAAAGGTTAATCCGGCGTTCAACATAAAGGAAAAAGCGGGTATTCGATTGCAACAAACAGCTAATACTTTAGGATTAACTATTGATAGCCGATTGCGTATTATGGTTCCTGATGAAAAAGAAGATGATGATCCATATATGGAATTTGTGAGTGATTAGTAATGACTGATTATGTTACTAAATACGCAAAAAAGGTAGTTTCAGGAGAAATTTTGGCAAGTTTGAAGAATATTCAAGTATGTAAACGTCACCTATCTTTTATGGAGAACCCGCCGAATGGTTGCCATTGGGATAATCATTTGTCTAACAAAGCAATTAAATTTGTGGAAATGCTTCCAGACCCTAAAACAAACCAGCCCATGCCTCTTATGGAGTTTCAGAAATTCATTGTTGGGAGCTTATACGGCTGGCGTAGAGGTCAATACAGAATGTTTACTAAAGCTTATATAAGTATGGCTAGAAAACAAGGTAAGTCTCTAATCGTATCGGGAATGTCCGTTAACGAACTGTTGTTTGGACAATACCCTAAATTTAATAGACAAATTTATGTAGCTTCATCTACTTATAAGCAAGCGCAAACAATATTCAAGATGGCAAGCCAACAAGTAAACCTAATGCGAAGTAAAAGCAAGTTTATCCGTGAAAAAACAGACGTAAGAAAGACAGACATTGAAGATGTATTAAGTAGTTCAGTATTTGCACCTCTTTCCAATAACCCAGATGCGGTTGATGGTAAAGATCCTACAGTTGCTATTTTGGACGAATTGGCAAGTATGCCTGATGATGAGATGTACTCAAGGTTTAAAACAGGTATGACATTACAAAAAAATCCTTTAACCCTACTTGTTTCAACGGCCGGAGACAATTTAAATAGTCAAATGTACCAAGAGTATAAGTATATTAAACGTATTTTAAATGAAGAAGTAAGAGCTGATAATTACTTTGTATATTGTGCTGAAATGGATTCACAAGAAGAAGTTCAAGATGAAACAAAGTGGATTAAAGCAATGCCGCTTTTAGAATCAAAAGAACATAGAAAAACTATACTTCAAAATGTAAAAGCTGATATACAAGACGAATTAGAAAAAGGGACATCATATCATAAGATTTTGATTAAAAACTTCAATTTATGGCAAGCGCAAAGAGAAGATAGCTTGCTAGATATTTCAGATTGGGAACAAGTAATAACGCCTATGCCTAATATCAATGGTAAAGATGTGTATATAGGTGTCGACTTATCGAGATTGGATGACTTAACATCTGTAGGGTTTATTTTCCCTAACGACGATAAAAAAGTGTTTTTACATAGTCATTCTTTCATTGGATTAAGAACAAACTTAGAACAAAAATCTAAGAGAGACAAAATAAATTATGAATTAGCGATTGAACGTGGCGAAGCTGAGACTACACAATCAGATAGCGGCATGATTGATTATAAACAAGTTATCGATTTTATAGTGAAATTTATAACGACGCATGACCTGAATGTACAGGCTGTTTGCTATGACCCTTGGAATGCGCAAAGTTTTATAACAACAATCGAATCAATGGCTTTAGATTGGCCACTCATTGAAGTGGGACAAAGTTTTAAGGCGTTATCACAATCTATTAAAGAATTTAGAATGTGGGTTGCAGATGAAAGAATACAGCATAACGATAATATGTTACTTACAACATCAGTTAATAATGCCGTTTTGATTCGTGACGGAGAAGACAATGTGAAAATAAATAAAAAAATGAATCGTCAAAAAATAGATCCGATTATTTCGATTATCACAGCTTTCACTGAAGCTAGAATGCACGAATTCCAAGAAAATTGGACGGAGAAATATGAAAGCGAAGAATTCGGATTTTAAAGGTGGTGACAAAATGGACTTGAATAAAATAAATGTCTTTTTTAATTTCTTGGTTGCTAATTTGGTTAGCATCCTTTTTTTATTAGGTTTGTTTGTGGTTAATGTTTCTGTGTATAAAGCATTCGGTCAAAATATAGGACTTTTATGCATTGGTATAACACTGATTGTTATTTCGTTGATTTTAAATCACGAAAGCAATCAAGAAAGGAGTTAGTAGTTGTGGGGATTTTTTATAAAAATGAAAAACGAGACTTGCAATACAACGAAGATGATTTGCAAATGATGGTTCAAACTTTGCCAGGTTTTCAAGGAACAAAATTACGACAATATAAAGATATAGAAGCAATTAGGCATAGCGACATCTTTACTGCAGTTATGATGATTGCTTCTGATTTGGCGCGCATGCCAATTAGGGTGACAGTGAACGGCCAAATTAATTATAGTGACAGGATTGTTAATTTGTTAAATACACGTCCTAACCCAATGTATAACGGCTATATATTCAAATTAGTAGTGTTTGTTAGTGCCTTACTAACATCGCACGGCTATATTGAAATTACACGTGATAAAACAGGAGAACCTATGAATTTAACGTTCAGAAAGACATCCGAAATAGAATTGAAATCAGACGCAAGAGGTCGACTGTATTATTTTCATCAAAGGATAGACAGTAACGGAAATAATATAGAACGTAATGTTAAGTTTGAGGATATGCTAGACATCAAATTTTATTCGTTGGATGGTATAAATGGTTTGTCACTGTTAGACACATTAAGTCGCACGATAGAATCAGATAACAATGGAAAAGATTTCCTTAATAATTTCTTGCGAAATGGCACACATGCTGGTGGTATTTTGAAAATGAAAGGTGTATTAGATAATAAAAAAGCAAGAGACCGTGCCAGAGAAGAATTTCACAAAAGTTTTAGTGGAACTAAACAAGCTGGGAAAGTTGTCGTACTCGATGAATCAATGACGTTTGATCAATTAGAAGTTGATACAGAAGTTTTAAAGCTTATCAGAGAAAACAAATCATCAACAAGAGAAATAGCAGGTGTATTTGGTATTCCATTGCATAAGTTCGGCATAGAAACAGCGAACATGAGTATCACGGATGCTAATTTAGATTACTTATCAACTTTAAAACCTTATATTACATGCGTTTGTGCAGAATTGAATTTTAAGTTTAATGATGAATATGTGAATCGTGAATTTAAATTTGATACCACTGAAATACGAGTTGTTGATGAAAAAACACAAGCTGAAATTGACAAAATTAACATTGATTCTGGAAAGATGAATATCGATGAAATTAGACAACGTGATGGATTAGCGCCAATACCAGGCGGTAATGGTAGCATTCACAGAGTCGATTTAAACCATGTAAATATTGAACTTGTAGATGAGTATCAGATGAATAAATCGAGAGCTACTGATAAAAAATTGAAAGGTGGTGAGGAAAATGAGTAAGGAAACGAGAGTTGGCAACATTATTGAGGTACGCTCAAATGATAACAACGAAATGGTCATAGAGGGGTATGCGTTAAAGTTTGACACTTGGTCTGAAAATCTTGGTGGATTCAAAGAAACGATTTCACGTCGCGCTTTAGAAAACACTGATTTATCTGATGTGCGTTGTTTAGTAGATCATATCCCATCGCAAATAATTGGTAGGACAAAATCGGGTACTTTGGAGCTCGAAACTGATGATGTTGGACTTAAATATCGTTGTAAGTTACCAAACACAACATTTGCACGTGATTTATATGAGAACATGCGTGTAGGCAACATCAATCAATGTTCGTTTGGTTTTATGCTTGACGATAAAGGCGATGAAGTGCGTTTTGATGAACAAGAAAACATTTACAAACGTACTTTAACAGCAATTCGTGAACTTACAGATGTTTCTGTAGTGACTTATCCGGCTTACAAAGACACTGATGTTAAACCAGCATTACGTAGTATTGAAACCGTTAAAAAAGAACAACGTAAAAAAGAATTAGAAATAAGACTAAAGAAACACTCTATATTAAATAATATTTGGTGAAGTTGAACACCATTATCAAATACAGCCATTGGACATGCTGAATATAGCGATGTCTATTTTTTTATGCCAATTTTAGGAGGAAATTAAATGAAAACAAAAGAAGAGTTACAATCTGAGATTTCAGACATTAAAAGACAAATTGATTTAAAGGTGAAGTATGCAACGAGAGCACTTAATAACGATGAGTTAGAAAAAGCAGAAAAATTAGAACAAGAAATTACTGATTTACGTTCTCAAATCCAAGAAAAACAAGAAGAATTAGATAAGCTAAAAGAAAAAGATGGAACTTCAGAAAACAATCAACAATCAGTGGAAGTAAACGAAGCACGTACTTATCGAAACCAAGCAAACATTAATGATTTAGGTATTTCGATTCAAAACACAAAGGTAACATCACAAGAAGTTAGAGATTTTACTGAATATCTTGAAACACGCAATGATATTCAAGGTGGTTCGTTAAAAACAGACTCAGGATTTGTAGTTATTCCAGAGGAAATTGTTACAGATATTTTAAAATTAAAAGAGGTTGAGTTTAATCTTGATAAGTATGTGACGGTCAAACGTGTTACAAATGGTTCTGGTAAATATCCGGTAGTACGACAATCAGAAGTTGCAGCCCTTGAAAAAGTTGAAGAATTAGAAGAAAACCCTGAATTAGCAGTTAAACCATTCTTCCAATTAGCATATGACATTAATACACACCGTGGTTACTTCCGAATTTCACGTGAAGCAATCGAAGATGCAAAAGTGAATGTTTTGCAAGAATTGAAACTATGGATGGCGCGAACTATTGCAGCAACACGAAACAAAGCAATTATTGATGTTATCACTAAAGGATCAACGGGTTCTACAAGTTCAGGTTTTGAAAAAGAAGGCAAGAAATTAGAAGTTAAAAAAGCAAAATCTTTAGATGATATTAAAGATGCTATTAACCTGAATGTTAAACCAAATTACGAACATAATGTTGCGATTGTTTCGCAAACTATGTTTGCAAAATTAGACAAAATGAAAGATAAGCTAGGAAACTATTTAATCCAACCAGATGTTAAAGAAAAAACGCAACAGCGTTTATTAGGAGCTAAAATCGAAATTTTACCTGATGAAGTACTAGGGCAAAAAGGTAATAACACTTTGATTATCGGTAACTTAAAAGATGCGATTGTTTTATTTGACCGCTCTCAATACCAAGCATCATGGACTGACTACATGCATTTCGGAGAATGTTTAATGATTGCTGTACGTCAAGACTGTAGAATTCTAGATTATAAATCAGCAATTGTGATTGAATATGATGATAGTGAACGCGGTGAAGGCGATCTTGGCTTAGAAGCATAATAAGCGCTCGATACTTTATAAAGAGGTGATAAACTATGGCAATGTATGAAGTGAAGAAATCTTATACTGACTTGGAAAAAGGCCAGTATTTAAAGTCAGGTAAACGTGTTGAAATGACAGTAAAACGTGCTGAATATGTTAACAAAAAGCTGAAAGAGCATGGAGTAATACTTGAAAGAGTAAAAGAAGAATAGGTGATTGAATGCAATTAACAGCTGAGGAACTTAAGTTATTAAAAAAGCATTGCAAAATAGATCACAATTCAGAGGACGACTTATTAGAAATATATTACTCTTGGGCATTCCATGAAATAGCTAGCGCTGTTACGGATGAACCAAGTAAATATATTGATTGGTTTAAAAGTCATCCTCTATTTGCTCGTGCTATATACCCTTTAGCAAGTTACTATTTTGAAAACCGTATTGCTTATTTGGATAGGGATTTATCGCTTGCGCCACATATGGTTTTAAGTACGGTGCATAAATTGAGAGGTTCATTTGAGCAATTTTTGGAGAGTGAAAATGATGAAATTTAATTCCAATAAATTAAATGAACGTATAGATTTTTGTGAAGATGTAAGCGAGAGAGTGAACGGAAATCCGATGAAACCGAAGACGAAAATATTATACTCTTGTTTCGCTTGCATTCAAGAATCTAAAGAATCCGACACTCAAACGAATCTCAATACAGGTAGCAAATTCATTAAAACTATTATTATCAGAGATACACGAGGTGATTATAAACCAACAAATAAGCATTACGTCTTGCATGAAGGGCAAAGATTTAACATCAAATATGTAAAGCCAGATTATCAAGATAAATCTTATTTGCGTATCTATGGCGAGGTGGTCATTTAATGGGGGCAAGAATTGAAAGTAATAACATCGAACAAGGTTTGAAAAATGCAGTTTTAAAAATGAATTTAAATAGTAATGTAATTGTCAAAGCTGGGGCTATGTCATTAGTCCCGCTTTTAAAAAGTAATACACCTTTTGCGAATACTAAAAAGCATGCTCGCGATCACATAGCTGTTTCTAATGTGAAAACAGACAGACACACAAGTGAGAAAATCGTTACAATTGGTTACGCTAAAGGTGTCTCACATCGTATTCATGCAACAGAATTTGGAACAATGTACCAAAAACCACAATTGTTTATAACAAAAACAGAAAAGCAAGGGAAAAACAAAGTTTTAAAAACAATGCTTGATACTGCTAAGAGGTTGCAAAAATGATTAATGTTACCAAATTAATTAGAAACGCTATTATTGCAAATAACATTACAGATGAAGTGAATGTGTTTAACTACACTATAGATGACCATTTTCACGAAAAAACTGACAAGCCTATTATTCGTATATATCCCTTACCGTTCAATCCTGACACATACGCTGATGATAACGAGATTTCAAGAGAATACCATTACCAAATTGATGTTTGGTGGTCTCAAGATGAACCGAACGAGCAAGCAGAAAAAATTGTTGAGTTACTCAAAGTGATAAATTTTCAATGTTATTACAGAGAACCGTTATACGAGAGTGACGTCATGTCATTCAGACATATTATAAGAGCAAAAGGCTCGATTTTATCAATGAAATTGGAGGAAAATTAAATGATTGAAAAATTGAAACAAGCACCAAGATTTTTAAAATTAAACTTACAACATTTTGCAGATACAGGAGTTTCGGGTATCGCAATTGGGGTATCAAACTTTTATTATGCACCTATTTTAAAAGATACAGAAAATGAATGGGAAACTGGAGCTGGCACACGTATTCGTTTCTTAAAAGAAATTGAAGTAGACCGTCCACAAGATACCGAGGAAGATTATGGGGATGATATGGTCGCAGCAACTGCTGTATCTAATGGTAAACTAAGTGTTAAGACAACATTTGTTACTGTTCCTGCTGACGATAAGGCGTTCTTGAATGGCGCTAAAAAAGGTGTAGGTGGTTATAAATATGGAGCTAAGGATATCCCGCCAGATGTAGCGATTGTATTTGAAAGACGTAATCATGATGAGTCTTCAGAATGGGTTGGCTTGTTCAAAGGTAAATTCACTCGTTCAAGCATCAAAGGGCAAACAAAACAAGATAAAGTTGAATTCCAGAATGACGACGTAGAAGGCAATTTTATTGATCGTTTGTTTGATGAGAGCTCGCATGTTACTGGCTATGATAAAAAAGGAAGCACTACAGGGCGCGATTATGTATTCATGGAAACATTTGGTAAAACTTATGATGAATTCATGTCTAGTCGAGGAGAACAAAATATGGAACCTGTAGAAAAAGAAATGAAAAAAACAGAAAAAGTTGAAGTCACTTCTGTAAACGTCACTGATGAACAAGTTACAGTTAAAGTTGATGCTACTAAACAACTATCAGCCACAACCGAACCATCTGGACAGAAAGTAACTTATGCAGTGACTGAGGGGCAAACGTATGCTAGCGTAACATCAACTGGCCTCGTTAAAGGTTTGGCGGAAGGTAATGCGACCGTTACAGCGACTGCAGGAAAGCAAACTGATACTGTGCAAATTACAGTACAATCTAATTTAGAAATGTAAGTTTTGAGGGCTTAACGCCCTCTTTTTATTTTGGCCAAATTAAAAAGAAAGTAGGAATTTAATAATGGAACGTACATCAATTGAATTAATTACAGGATTTACAAAAACAGGAAAGCCGCAATATCAAAAGTATTTAGCGAAGCCGATTATTACTTTGTTTGAAACAATTCAAGGTTCAAAATTAGGTTTGAAACTTAACAAAGCCTTTAAGGGGGCTGATTTTAAAGATCTAACAGAAGAAGAATTTAATAACTTAAGTGTGACAGAACAGGAAGAATACAGAAACAAGCAAGAAGAATACGAAAACAACATGGCTGTACAAATGGAAGTATTAGAAGAAGTTTTGGATTTCATCGTTGAAGCTTTTGATAATCAATTTACCAGTATAGAACTTCAAAAAGGATTACCAAATGGTCAAGAAGGTATTGAAAAGATTGGACAGTTAATTGGACGAATTACAGGTGGGGAACCTAGCGATACAAAAAAGTTCGTGACAGAGAATCAGAAATAAGAAAAGAAGATTTAACACCTGAAGCTGTCTACAACAATTACAGGAAAATAGCTAAAGATTTGATAGAAAAAGGCATGGATGCAGAAAAAGTGGCTAACATGCCGATACACTTCTTTTTAGACATTGTCGAATCGAAGATTGAAACAAAGCGAACTGCGAAAAGTTTTAAAGATATTTTTTAATCAGCCTTTAAAGGTTGATTTTTTATTTACATCTTGGAAGAAAGGAGGTTTTTAAATGCCTAATCCTATAGGTAATATGGTCATAAAGGTTGATTTAGATGGTTCTGGATTCAATAGAGGTGTGACAGGTTTAAATAGGCAAATGAAAATGGTTTCGCGTGAGCTTTCGGCTAATTTATCACAATTTTCTAGATATGATAATTCATTAGAAAAGTCGAAGATAAAAGTCGAAGGTTTGAGTAAAAAACAAAAAGTTCAAGCCCAGATTACTAAAGAGCTGAAAGATAGTTATGACAAACTTAGTAAAGAAACTGGTGAAAACAGTGCAAAGACACAAGCTGCGGCTGCTAAATACAATGAAGCTTACGCTAAATTAAACCAATATGAGCGAGAGTTAAATCAAGCCACACAAGAATTAAAAGACATGCAAAGAGAGCAGAAAGCATTAAATACTGCAATGGGAAAACTTGGTACCAACTTTAATAATTTTGGTCCTAAACTTCAAGAAATTGGTAACAGTATGAAAAATGTAGGCCGTAACATGACTATGTATGTAACTGCGCCGGTGGTTGCTGGGTTTGCTGTAGCAGCTAAAAAAGGTATTGAATTCGATGACAGTATGAGAAAAGTTAAAGCAACTTCAGGTGCTACTGGGGAAGAGTTTGAAGCTTTGAAGAAAAAGGCTCGCGAAATGGGTGCAACAACAAAATTTAGTGCATCAGATTCGGCTGAAGCATTAAATTACATGGCACTTGCTGGTTGGGATTCTAAGCAAATGATGGAAGGTTTAAGCGGAGTTATGGATTTAGCGGCAGCATCTGGCGAAGAACTGGGAGCAGTAAGTGACATTGTTACAGATGGACTAACGGCATTCGGTTTAAAAGCAAAGGATAGTGGTCATTTTGCGGACATTTTAGCACAAACTAGCTCGAAGGCAAATACGGATGTTAGAGGGCTCGGAGAAGCTTTTAAATATGTCGCTCCTGTAGCAGGTGCGTTAGGTTACACGATTGAAGATACATCTATTGCGATAGGTTTAATGAGTAATGCTGGTATCAAAGGTGAAAAAGCAGGTACAGCGTTACGAACAATGTTCACCAATCTTTCAAGTCCAACTAGAGCTATGGGGAATGAAATGGAACGCTTAGGAATATCTATTACAGATAGTAATGGGAAAATGATTCCTATGCGAAAGCTTTTAGACCAACTGAGGGAAAAATTTAAACATCTTTCAAAAGACCAACAAGCTAGTTCTGCAGCTACAATATTTGGTAAAGAAGCGATGTCAGGAGCATTAGCGATTATAAATGCTTCTGATGAAGACTATCAAAAGTTAACCAAATCTATAGATTCATCTACCGGCGCATCTAAAAGAATGGCCGATACAATGGAATCTGGTTTAGGTGGGAAATTAAGAACTTTAAGGTCGCAATTAGAAGAACTAGCCTTAACGATTTATGACAGAATAGAACCAGCACTAAAGATTATAGTAAGTGCTTTTAGCAAAGTAGTGACATGGGTTACTAAATTACCAACGTCAATTCAATTAGCGGTTGTTGGGTTTGGATTATTTGCAGCAGTTTTAGGTCCTTTAGTTTTTATGTTCGGTTTATTTATCAGCGTGATGGGGAATGCAATGACAGTTTTAGGACCCTTGTTAATAAACGTTAATAAAGCTGGTGGTTTATTCGCGCTTTTAAGAACTAAAATCGCATCACTTGTTAAACTATTTCCGATTTTAGGTGTGTCGATATCAAGTTTAACGTTACCTATAACATTAATTGTAGGTGCATTAGTTGGTATTGGCATAGCTTTCTATCAAGCTTATAAACGTTCAGAAACTTTTAGAAATATTGTAAATCAGGCAATCTCTGGTGTAGCAAACGCATTTAAAGCAGCTAAACTAGCGTTACAAGGTTTCTTTGATTTATTCAAAGGTGATAGTAAAGGCGCGGTTACCCTAGAGAAGATATTTCCACCCGAAACTGTAGCAGGAATACAAAATGTAGTTAATACGATTAGAACAACTTTCTTTAAAGTAGTTGATGCAATCGTTGGTTTCGCCAAAGAGATAGGCGCTCAATTAGCCTCTTTCTGGAAAGAGAACGGCTCAGAAATAACACAAGCTTTGCAAAATATAGCTGGTTTCATTAAAGCAACCTTTGAATTTATTTTTAACTTTATTATTAAACCAATCATGTTTGCGATTTGGCAAGTGATGCAATTTATTTGGCCGGCGGTTAAAGCTTTGATTGTCAGCACTTGGGAAAATATCAAAGGTGTAATACAAGGGGCTATTAATATTATTTTGGGTATTATCAAAGTGTTCTCTAGTCTTTTCACAGGAAACTGGCGAGGCGTTTGGGACGGCATTGTAATGATACTGAAAGGTACTGTGCAGTTAATTTGGAATTTAATACAACTGTGGTTTGTAGGTAAAATTCTAGGTGTAGTGAGATACTTTGGTGGATTACTTAAAGGTTTAATATCCGGTATCTGGAGTGTTATCAAAGGTATCTTTACAAAATCTTTATCGGCAATTTGGAATGCGACGAAAAGTATTTTTGGTTTCTTATTCAATAGTGTTAAATCTATTTTCACTAATATGAAAAACTGGTTATCTAGTACGTGGAATAATATCAAAAGCAATACCGTCGGCAAGGCTCATTCGTTATTTACGGGTGCAAGGTCTAAATTCACAAGTTTATGGAATGCGACGAAAGATATATTTACTAAATTAAGAAATTGGATGTCAAACATCTGGAACTCTATTAAAGATAACACTGTAGGTATAGCTGGTCGCTTATGGGATAGAGTACGTAACATCTTTGGAAGCATGCGTGACGGTTTAAAATCTATCATTGGTAAAATTAAAGATCATATCGGTGGTATGGTAGACGCTGTTAAAAGAGGTCTTAATAAATTAATTGAAGGTTTAAACTGGGTCGGTGGTAAGTTGGGTATGGACAAAATACCGAAGTTACACACTGGTACTGAACATACGCATACTACTACAAGATTAGTTAAGAACGGTAAGATTGCGCGGGATACGTTCGCTACGGTTGGGGATAAAGGACGTGGAAATGGTCCGAATGGTTTCAGAAATGAAATGATTGAATTCCCTAATGGCAAACGGGTACTTACGCCTAATACAGATACGACAGCGTACTTACCTAAAGGTTCAAAAGTATATAACGGCGCACAAACTTATTCAATGTTAAATGGAACGCTTCCAAGATTTAGCATAGGTACTATGTGGAAAGATATTAAATCCGGTGCATCATCGGCATTTAACTGGACAAAAGATCAAATAGGTAAAGGTACAAAGTGGCTTGGCGATAAAGTTGATGATGTCATGGACTTTATCGATAATCCAGGCAAACTTTTAAATTATGTACTTCAAGCGTTTGGAGTTGATTTCAGTTCTCTAACTAAAGGTATGGGTATTGCTGGCGATATAACAAAAGCTGCATGGTCTAAGATTAAGAAAAGTGCAATCAAGTGGCTTGAGGATGCTTTCGCAGAGTCGGGTGATGGCGGTGTATTAGATATGAGTAAATTACGTTACTTATACGGTCACACTGCTGCTTATACACGAGAAACCGGACGCCCATTCCATGAAGGTCTGGATTTTGATTACATTTACGAACCTGTTCCATCAACCATTAATGGTAGAGCACAAGTTATGCCTTTTCATAATGGTGGTTATGGAAAATGGGTGAAAATTGTAAAGGGCACCTTAGAAGTTATTTATGCACATTTATCTAAATATAAAGTTAAAACTGGTCAACAAGTTAGGGTCGGCCAGACTGTTGGTATATCGGGGAATACGGGGTTTAGTACAGGACCTCACGTACATTATGAGATGCGTTGGAATGGAAGACATAGAGACCCGTTACCGTGGTTAAGAAAGAATAATGGGGGCGGCAAAAGTACACCCGATGGTAATGGTGCAGCTAATGCTAGACGAGCTATTAAGGCTGCTCAAAATATTTTAGGAGGAAGGTATAAGGCGAGTTGGATTACTAACGAGATGATGCGTGTTGCGAGTCGTGAATCCAATTATACAGCTAATGCAGTCAATAATTGGGATAGCAACGCAAGAGCTGGTATACCTTCAAGAGGTATGTTCCAAATGATAGATCCTTCATTTAGAGCGTACGCAAAGTCGGGTTACAATAACCCTCTCAACCCAACTCATCAAGCTATATCGGCTATGAGATATATTGTGGGTAAATGGGTACCAAGAACAGGCTCATGGAGAGCTGCGTTCAAACGCGCTGGTGATTACGCATATGCTACTGGTGGCAAAGTCTATAACGGATTGTATCACTTAGGGGAAGAAGGATATCCAGAGTGGATAATACCTACTGATCCAAGTAGAGCGAACGAAGCACACAAATTATTAGCTTTAGCTGCTAACGATATTGATAACCGCTCTAAAAATAAGCGACCAAACAACTTACCAAATCCAAGTATAAGTAATAGTGATACAAACTATATTCATACATTGGAGAATAAACTGGATGCGGTTATTAATTGTTTGGTTAGTTTGGTTGAGTCTAATCAAGTTATTGCAGATAAGGATTACGAACCAGTTATTAATAAGTATGTGTTTGAAGATGAGGTAAATAATTCTATCGATAAACGAGAGCGTCACGAATCTACAAGAGTTAGATTTAGAAGAGGAGGCACGATAATCTAATGCAAGATACAATTCAAATAGACAATAAAACAATTGGATGGCTGGTTGTGCAAAGAGGGTTCGAGATACCCTCTTTTAATTTTGTTACTGAAAAAGAAAACGTAAAAGGTAGAGCGGGATCTATTGTTAAGAATCGTTATTTAAATGATATCGAATTTGATTTACCATTAATTATTCGAAACGAAAAATTGTCACCAGGTGGAGAAAAAACACACGATGATATATTAGAAGCATTGGTCAAGTTCTTCAATATTAAAGATTTAACACCTAAAAAACTTAAATTCAAATCTCAAAACTGGTATTGGTTTGCATATTTTGATGGTCCATTAAAATTACCGAAAAACCCAAGAGGTTCAGTGAAGTTCACTATAAAAGTAGTGTTAACAGATCCTTATAAATACTCGGTAACTGGAAACAAAAACACCGCGATTTCAGACCAAGTTTCAGTTGTAAATAGTGGGACTGCTGACACTCCTTTAATTGTTGAAGCCCGAGCAATTAAACCATCTAGTTACTTTATGATCACTAAAAATGATGAAGATTATTTTATGGTTGGTGATGATGAGGTAACCAAAGAAGTTAAGGATTACATGCCTCCTGTTTATCATAGTGAGTTTCGTGATTTCAAAGGTTGGACTAAGATGATTACTGAAGATATTCCAAGTAATGACTTAGGTGGTAAGGTCGGCGGTGACTTTGTGATATCCAATCTTGGCGAAGGATATAAAGCAACTAATTTTCCTGATGCAAAAGGTTGGGTTGGTGCTGGCACGAAACGAGGGCTCCCTAAAGCGATGACAGATTTTCAAATTACCTATAAATGTATTGTTGAACAAAAAGGTAAAGGTGCCGGAAGAACAGCACAACATATTTATGATAGTGATGGTAAGTTACTTGCTTCTATTGGTTATGAAAATAAATATCATGATAGAAAAATAGGACATATTGTTGTTACGTTGTATAACCAAAAAGGAGACCCCAAAAAGATATACGACTATCAGAATAAACCGATAATGTATAACTTGGACAGAATCGTTGTTTATATGCGGCTCAGAAGAGTAGGTAATAAATTTTCTATTAAAACTTGGAAATTTGATCACATTAAAGACCCAGATAGACGTAAACCTATTGATATGGATGAGAAAGAGTGGATAGATGGCGGTAAGTTTTATCAGCGTCCAGCTTCTATCATAGCTATCTATAGTGCGAAGTATAATGGTTATAAGTGGATGGAGATGAATGGATTAGGTTCATTCAATACGGAGATTCTACCAAAACCGAAAGGCGCAAGGGATGTCATTATACAAAAAGGTGATTTAGTGAAAATAGATATGCAAGCAAAAAGTGTTGTCATCAATGAGGAACCAATGTTGAGCGAGAAATCGTTTGGAAGTAATTATTTCAATGTTGATTCTGGGTACAGTGAATTAATCATACAACCTGAAAATGTCTTTGATACGACGGTTAAATGGCAAGATAGATATTTATAGAAAGGAGATGAGAGTGTGATACATGTTTTAGATTTTAACGACAAGATTATAGATTTCCTTTCTACTGATGACCCTTCCTTAGTTAGAGCGATTCATAAACGTAATGTTAATGACAATTCAGAAATGCTTGAACTGCTCATATCATCAGAAAGAGCTGGAAAGTTCCGTGAACGACATCGTGTTATTATAAGGGATTCAAACAAACAATGGCGTGAATTTATTATTAACTGGGTTCAAGATACGATGGACGGCTACACAGAGATAGAATGTATAGCGTCTTATCTTGCTGATATAACAACAGCTAAACCGTATGCACCAGGCAAATTTGAGAAAAAGACAACTTCAGAAGCATTGAAAGATGTGTTGAGCGATACAGGTTGGGAAGTTTCTGAACAAACCGAATACGATGGCTTACGTACTACGTCATGGACTTCTTATCAAACTAGATATGAAGTTTTAAAGCAATTATGTACAACCTATAAAATGGTATTGGATTTTTATATAGAGCTTAGTTCTAATACCGTCAAAGGTAGATATGTGGTACTCAAAAAGAAAAACAGCTTATTCAAAGGTAAAGAAATTGAGTATGGTAAAGATTTGGTTGGGTTAACTAGGAAGATTGATATGTCAGAAATCAAAACAGCATTAATTGCTGTGGGACCCGAAAATGACAAAGGAAAGCGTTTAGAGTTAGTTGTGACTGATGACGAAGCACAAAGTCAATTCAACTTACCTACCCGTTATATTTGGGGAATATACGAACCTCAATCAGATGATCAAAATATGAATGAAACACGGTTGCGTTCTTTAGCCAAAACAGAGTTAAATAAACGTAAGTCGGCAGTTATGTCATATGAGATTACTTCTACTGATTTGGAAGTTACGTATCCGCACGAGATTATATCAATTGGTGATACAGTCAGAGTAAAACATAGAGATTTTAACCCGCCATTGTATGTAGAGGCAGAAGTTATTGCCGAAGAATATAACATAATTTCAGAAAATAGCACATATACATTCGGTCAACCTAAAGAGTTCAAAGAATCAGAATTACGAGAAGAGTTTAACAAGCGATTGAACATAATACATCAAAAGTTAAACGATAATATTAGCAATATCAACACTATAGTTAAAGATGTTGTAGATGGTGAATTAGAATACTTTGAACACAAAATACACAAAAGTGATACACCGCCAGAAAATCCAGTCAATGATATGCTTTGGTATGATACAAGTAACCCTGATGTTGCTGTCTTGCGTAGATATTGGAATGGTCGATGGATTGAAGCAACACCAAATGATGTTGAAAAATTAGGTGGTATAACAAGAGAGAAAGCGCTATTCAGTGAATTAAACAATATTTTTATTAATTTATCTATACAACACGCTAGTCTTTTGTCAGAAGCTACAGAATTACTGAATAGCGAGTACTTAGTAGATAATGATTTGAAAGCGGACTTACAAGCAAGTTTAGACGCTGTGATTGATGTTTATAATCAAATTAAAAATAATTTAGAATCTATGACACCCGAAACTGCAACGATTGGTCGGTTGGTAGATACACAAGCTTTATTTCTTGAGTATAGAAAGAAATTACAAGATGTTTATACAGATGTAGAAGATGTCAAAATCGCCATTTCAGATAGATTTAAATTATTACAGTCACAATACACTGATGAAAAATATAAAGAAGCGTTGGAAATAATAGCAACAAAATTTGGTTTAACGGTGAATGAAGATTTGCAGTTAGTCGGAGAACCTAATGTTGTTAAATCAGCTATTGAAGCAGCTAGAGAATCCACAAAAGAACAATTACGTGACTATGTAAAAACATCGGACTATAAAACAGACAAAGACGGTATTGTTGAACGTTTAGATACTGCTGAAGCTGAGAGAACGACTTTAAAAGGTGAAATCAAAGATAAAGTTACGTTAAACGAATATCGAAACGGATTGGAAGAACAAAAACAATATACTGATGACCAGTTAAGTGATTTGTCCAATAATCCTGAGATTAAAGCAAGTATTGAACAAGCAAATCAAGAAGCGCAAGAAGCTTTAAAATCATACATTGACGCTCAAGATGATCTTAAAGAGAAGGAATCGCAAGCGTATGCTGATGGTAAAATTTCGGAAGAAGAGCAACGCGCTATACAAGATGCTCAAGCTAAACTTGAAGAGGCAAAACAAAACGCAGAACTAAAGGCTAGAAACGCTGAAAAGAAAGCTAATGCTTATACAGACAACAAGGTCAAAGAAAGCACAGATGCACAGAGGAAAACACTGACTCGCTATGGTTCTCAAATTATACAAAATGGTAAGGAAATCAAATTAAGAACTACTAAAGAAGAGTTTAATGCAACCAATCGTACACTTTCAAATATATTAAACGAGATTGTTCAAAATGTTACAGATGGAACAACAATCAGATATGATGATAACGGAGTGGCTCAAGCTTTGAATGTGGGGCCACGTGGTATTAGATTAAATGCTGATAAAATTGATATTAACGGTAATAGAGAAATAAACCTTCTTATCCAAAATATGCGAGATAAAGTAGATAAAACCGATATTGTCAACAGCCTTAATTTATCAAGAGAGGGTCTTGATATCAATGTTAATAGAATTGGAATTAAAGGCGGTGACAATAACAGATATGTTCAAATACAGAATGATTCTATTGAACTAGGTGGTATTGTGCAACGTACTTGGAGAGGGAAACGTTCAACAGACGATATTTTTACGCGACTGAAAGACGGTCACCTGAGATTTAGAAATAACACCGCTGGCGGTTCACTTTATATGTCACATTTTGGTATTTCGACTTATATTGATGGTGAAGGTGAAGACGGTGGTTCATCTGGTACGATTCAATGGTGGGATAAAACTTACAGTGATAGTGGCATGAATGGTATAACAATCAATTCCTATGGTGGTGTCGTTGCACTAACGTCAGATAATAATCGGGTTGTTCTGGAGTCTTACGCTTCATCGAATATCAAAAGCAAACAGGCACCGGTGTATTTATATCCAAACACAGACAAAGTGCCTGGATTAAACCGATTTGCATTCACGCTGTCTAATGCAGATAATGCTTATTCGAGTGACGGTTATATTATGTTTGGTTCTGATGAGAACTATGATTACGGTGCGGGTATCAGGTTTTCTAAAGAAAGAAATAAAGGTCTTGTTCAAATTGTTAATGGACGATATGCAACAGGTGGAGATACAACAATCGAAGCAGGGTATGGCAAATTTAATATGCTGAAACGACGTGATGGTAATAGGTATATTCATATACAGAGTACAGACCTACTGTCTGTAGGTTCAGATGATGCAGGAGATAGGATAGCTTCTAACTCAATTTATAGACGTACTTATTCGTCCGCAGCTAATTTGCATATTACTTCTGCTGGCACAATTGGGCGTTCGACATCAGCGCGTAAATACAAGTTATCTATCGAAAATCAATATAACGATAGAGATGAACAACTGGAACATTCAAAAGCTATTCTTAACTTACCTATTAGAACGTGGTTTGATAAAGCTGAGTCTGAAATTTTAGCTAGAGAGCTGAGAGAAGATAGAAAATTATCGGAAGACACCTATAAACTTGATAGATACGTAGGTTTGATTGCTGAAGAGGTGGAGAATTTAGGATTAAAAGAGTTTGTCACGTATGATGACAAAGGAGAAATTGAAGGTATAGCGTATGATCGTCTATGGATTCATCTTATCCCTGTTATCAAAGAACAACAACTAAGAATCAAGAAATTGGAGGAGTCAAAGAATGAAGGATAACAAACAAGGATTACAAGCTAATCCTGAATATACAATTCATTATTTATCACAGGAAATTATGAGGTTAACACAAGAAAACGCGATGTTAAAAGCGTATATACAAGAAAATAAAGAAAATCAACAATGTGCTGAGGAAGAGTAATCCTTAGCACTATTTTTATACAAAAATTTAAGGAGGTCATTTAATTATGGCAAAAGAAATTATCAACAATACAGAAAGGTTTATTTTAGTACAAATCGACAAAGAAGGTACAGAACGTGTAGTATATCAAGATTTCACAGGAAGTTTTACAACGTCCGATTCAGCAAGTTATGCACAAGATTTTAAATCTGAGGAAAACGCTAAAAAGATTGCTGAAACTTTAAATCTTTTATATCAATTAACAGGCAATCAAAACGGTGTGAAAGTTGTGAAAGAAGTTGTGGATAGAACTGACTTGTCATCTGATAAATCAGTTGATAGCGAAACAATGTAACTATACTAAGTTATGAGCATTACGCTCATAGCTTTCTTAGAAAGTAGGTGTAGTTTTGGATGATATTCAGAAAATAAAAAAAGAGCTTTCTGAATTAGTTGAACGTGTTGATGATGTTGAAATACTAGCAAACGAAACAGCTGATCATGTGCTTGAACTTAGAGAGGAACATAAGCAACATCATAATGAACTAAGAGAATCTCATAAAGAACTTAAAGATAAGCAAGATAAAGTTGTAGATGAGAATTTAGAGCAAACAAAGATATTAAACAGAATTGAAGAAAGATATCAAACGCAAGTAGATGTTGCGCAAAAAAATGAAGAAAAGACACTCGCCCAAAATAAATGGCTCGTAGGTGCCATATGGGCGCTTGTAACAATTGTTATGATTGCAGTCATTACTGCATCAATTACTGCGTTATTACCTTAAGGGAGGTGGACATAATGAGTTGGGCAAGATGGTTATCATGTTATTTGTATGGTCGTAAATGTAAATAATGTTTTTGGTCAGTGCATCGGCACTGGCTTTTTATTTATTGTTGTAATTATGGTAATATGCAGAAGTGAGCAAGTTGGATAGATGGTGGCTATCTGAGTATAAGGAGGTGGTGCCTATGTTGGCATTACTGAAATCTTTAGAAAGGAGACGCCTAATGATTACAATTAGTACCATGTTGCAGTTTGGTTTATTCCTTATTGCATTGATAGGTCTAGTAATCAAGCTTATTGAATTAAGCAATAAAAAATAACCATCGCTAACTTTGGCTGGTTTCGATGGTTAAATGGTTATTAATTTAATCTTTAATCTAAAATAGCCACCGTCTTTTTAACGGGCTCACTAGGGTAACATGTTTGCGCATGTTGCCCTTTTTCTATATATAAATTAACACACCATAATATAAATATCAAATAGACGGCTTATTAGTCGTCTTTTTATTTTGGATAAAAGGAGATAAGAATATGATTAATTGGAAAATTAGAATGAAACAAAAATCATTTTGGGTAGCGATATTGTCAGCTATCTTTTTATTTGCTCAAAACATCGCCAAAGCTATTGGGTATGATATTCAAGTTTATACAGAGCAATTAACAGACGGTTTAAACGCTATATTAGGATTTTTAGTATTAACTGGTGTGATTCAAGACCCGACTACTAAAGGTATAGGTGATAGCCACCAAGCTTTAGAATATGAAGAACCAAGAAGAAAATACTAGGAGGTAAAATAATGAAAACATACAGTGAAGCAAGAGCAAGGTTACGTTGGTATCAAGGTAGATATATTGATTTTGACGGTTGGTATGGTTACCAATGTGCAGATTTAGCAGTTGATTACATTTATTGGTTGTTAGAAATTAGAATGTGGGGAAATGCAAAAGATGCAATCAATAACGATTTTAAAAACATGGCAACAGTATATGAAAACACACCATCGTTTGTTCCACAAATAGGTGATGTGGCTGTATTTACCAAAGGAATATATAAACAATACGGTCATATTGGTTTAGTGTTTAATGGTGGTAATACAAATCAATTTTTAATTTTGGAACAGAACTATGACGGTAACGCAAATACGCCTGCAAAGTTACGTTGGGATAATTATTACGGCTGTACTCACTTTATTAGACCTAAGTATAAAAGTGAGGGCTTAATGAATAAGATCACAAATAAAGTTAAACCACCTGCTCAAAAAGCAGTCGGTAAATCTGCAAGTAAAATAACAGTTGGAAGTAAAGCGCCTTATAACCTTAAATGGTCAAAAGGTGCTTATTTTAATGCGAAAATCGACGGCTTAGGTGCTACTTCAGCCACTAGATACGGTGATAATCGTACTAACTATAGATTCGATGTTGGACAGGCTGTATACGCGCCTGGAACATTAATATATGTGTTTGAAATTATAGATGGTTGGTGTCGCATTTATTGGAACAATCATAATGAGTGGATATGGCATGAGAGATTGATTGTGAAAGAAGTGTTTTAATTCTTAGGTTAAAATGTTAAATATTTGTTAATTATTTTTTAATGTAAGTTTAGTTTCTTTTAATATTTTATTGATTTTTAATATTTTCTCAATATAAAATGAAGTTGTTGATATTTATCATCTTAAATAAGGGTGTTAGCTATAAAAAGAGATAAATAAAAACAAATATATTATATTTGGAGGAAGCGCCATGCTCAAAAGAAGTTTATTATTTTTAACTGTTTTATTGTTATTATTCTCATTTTCTTCAATTACTAATGAGGTAAGTGCATCAAGTTCATTCGACAAAGGAAAATATAAAAAAGGCGATGACGCGAGTTATTTTGAACCAACAGGCCCGTATTTGATGGTAAATGTGACTGGAGTTGATGGTAAAGGAAATGAATTGCTATCCCCTCATTATGTCGAGTTTCCTATTAAACCTGGGACTACACTTACAAAAGAAAAAATTGAATACTATGTCGAATGGGCATTAGATGCGACAGCATATAAAGAGTTTAGAGTAGTTGAATTAGATCCAAGCGCAAAGATCGAAGTCACTTATTATGATAAGAATAAGAAAAAAGAAGAAACGAAGTCTTTCCCTATAACAGAAAAAGGTTTTGTTGTCCCAGATTTATCAGAGCATATTAAAAACCCTGGATTCAACTTAATTACAAAGGTTGTTATAGAAAAGAAATAAAACAAAATAGTTGTTTATTATAGAAAGCAATGTCTTGATTGAATATGTGTAGTGAAAATTATCTTTCATCAAATTCTCATTCATGCACGAATGGTTCTTCCCCACCTAATCAGATATTAGGTGACTTATGGGGAGAAATCAGTTAGGATGAAAAAGTGGATAATCCTTTTTTAGGCAGGTACTTCGGTACTTGCCTATTTTTTTATGTTATAATCTTTCTAGACGTATTCAAAGGACGTCTTTTTAGATTGTATGTTATAGCTAGCTTTCGGGCTAGTTTTTTGCTATGATGTGTTACACATGCATCAACTATTTACATCTATCCTTGTTCACCCAAGCATGTCACTGGGTGTTTTTTTCTTATGATAGAGAGCATAGTTTTCATACTACTCCCCCGTAGTATATATGACTTTAGCATTCCCGTATAATAGTTTACGGGGTGCTTTTTATGTTATAATTAAGTGTATATAGTAGGAGTGAACTATATAGCCTGTTAAGTGGCCTAGTAACCTAACACTTATCCTGCAATTGATATCCTTTTTGCCCTTCACTCGATACATATATCTCAACAACATAGAAATATTACAGTCGCTACACCGCATCTTAAATGGTGTGGTTATTTTTATTGGAAGTGTGTATCAGGTATCAGTAATGTTAAAACACCAGCTAAAAATGAAAAGAATTCACCAGTGCCAGCAGGTTATACACTCGATAAAAACAATGTACCGTATAAAAAAGAGACTGGTTATTACACAGTTGCCAATGTTAAAGGTAATAACGTGAGGGATGGCTATTCAACTAATTCAAGAATTACAGGTGTATTACCCAATAACGCAACGATCAAATATGACGGCGCATATTGCATTAATGGCTATAGATGGATTACTTATATTGCTAATAATGGACAACGTTGTTATATAGCGACAAGAGAGGTAGACAAGGCAGGTAATAGAATAAGCAGTTTTGGTAATTTTAGCGCACTTTGAAAAAAAGTGTGTAAAGTTTCATATGAAGTTAATTAATTTATTATAGAATAGTTTGAAATTATGCTATAATCATTTTAGACACAGCAATGTGTTCAAATTTTCATCTATTCATAAGCTAGCCTTCGGGCTAGTTTTTTTGTGCTATATATTTGTTTTAATTAAATAAAATTAGATAATGCAATAGTAGCCATTTTATGTTAATATTACCTTGGGCGTTTTCAAGGAGCGCCTTTCATTTTTTATGTATTGCTCCCCTTCGGGCTAGTATATTAAATTTATTTTTGCGCTTTCCAAATCAATGTATATGTGTTATATTGTTTATGGGAAGTAGGTAAGCATTTCGGTGCTTACCTTTTTTTGTTTTTCTATAAATACAATAAGGTATGTCAATTTGATAATTTATTAATTTTCATTTAATAAGAAGATCTATATAGTTAATGAATAATTAATGTACTTTTTTTTAGTTAGTCATTAAAATAAATTAGTACTAATTACTAAGGAGAATAAAAAATGAAAATTAGAAAATCTATACTTGCGGGAACTTTAGCAATCGTTTTAGCATCACCACTAGTAACTAATCTAGATAAAAATGAGGCACAAGCTAGCACAAGCTTGCCAACATCGAATGAATATCAAAACGAAAAGTTAGCTAATGAATTAAAATCGTTATTAGATGAACTAAATGTTAATGAATTAGCTACTGGAAGTTTAAACACTTATTATAAGCGAACTATAAAAATTTCAGGTCAAAAAGCAATGTATGCTCTTAAGTCAAAAGACTTTAAGAAAATGTCAGAAGCAAAATATCAACTTCAAAAGATTTATAATGAAATTGACGAAGCACTAAAAAGTAAATATTAAAAAACCACCCGTAAAAGGGTGGTTTTAATTTTCTAGATAATATAAAAGTGTTCATAAATAAAACAGTATAGGTAAACAATAAAGTATTGAAAAAAGTAAGTTTAATATGAAAATTGTTAAATGAACGACATCTTTTGTTTTTATAAATATCAAGAAAATAATCAAACTCAAAATAAATAACGTAACTGTAGTCATAGGCGTCCATACATAATCAGCATTAGTCATTAAGAATGGTGCGGCCATTATGAAAAAATTTATAATGCAGATGAAATAGACAATTAGACTATAAATTAGGTAAATAACAATACACACCCTTCATAAATAAATAATTTAAATCCTATATATTTTAACAAAAGTAAAACACAGAAGTGTAGAAAATAAAAAATATTGGTAAATAAAATCAATAAGTTTAACCAATATGTTGCTCGCTTCATACCGTATATTGCAACAAAAATTCCGATCAAGAAAAATATAGCCCCTATGATAAAACAGAAATCCGATGCTGAATTATTAAAAAATGAGGTGTTTAGAGTTAGAAAATGAGTTAATGAGTTGACTATAACTAATAAGATATTAATTATATTTGTATGGTTCTTCACATGATACCTCCAAGTAAAAAAATCTAATTAATAAAGTGAATGCTTGATGAACAAGCAGTTATTCCAAACAGAATCAATAAGAAAAGTAGAATCAACATGCTAATGCCCCATAAACAACCCTTTTCACTTTCACTATTATTAATTTCTTGACTTCTTTTAAAGATATTATTACTTTTACATTCTTTAGTTGTTTTAAATTTCACGTTTTTATTACTTCCTTTTGTTTAAAAGTTTACAATGAATTTTTGATTATAATAATATATTCAAAATAGTACTATCTAGTTTGATATGTCAAGCAATATTATTATAAAATTGGAATTCTGAGTTGTCTACTCTAATTTATTATATTTACCTATAAAAATACACCTCAAAAAATAGATTTTTCAGTCTAGCTTTTGGGGTGTACATTCCACACAAACATGTGATTATTTTGATGTTTCTATTAAACTTGTAATTTTAAATTTAAAGTCCCTAAAAAGTCCCTAAAATTTTATTTTATATGAGGTATTATTGATAATGATAAAGTTATAAACCTTGATATTATGCTGTTTTACTTTTTGAATGATAAGTAATTTTATGTTAAAAGTCTCCAGTTTGAATACAAAACGGTCGATAACATATAAACGTTATGACTAACTAACTTCAAATCAGTATCATCTTTCTTAGATTCGGCTTTGGCACTATTGTCAGTAAGTGCACCAACTAATAATAAATTTGCTAATGCAAGTGTTGCAACTTTTTTTAGTGAATTGGATTTTGTTTTTTTCACCATCAT